CCGGGAAGCTATTACGCTTCAGGATTGAATGAACGAAGGTTCATTTCAACGATGGTATTCCACCATCCCCAAAACCCAGGCCGGTGCAACCGGACCTGTTCGACCGAGGGTCCCCAGAAGGGAGCCTTCCTCAGTCTCGTGCGGTACCTACCGTTCTCACCTTGTTTAAGGGCGATAGCAGTACGTCCCCATGCGCCACATCTGGCGTCAAGGACACTGGTACCTTCAATGTAGCCACCAATAAATGCCATGTGCAACCCAGGAGGGTTGTACGACAGGTGCGATAGTCGACGAGACCATCGTGTGGGGGTTATTCGATTGTCACGAAAAATGAGGTAGAAAGGGTCGGGCTCGTACATTTTGTATAGGAATGAAAAAGTCTTCCTATTGTACGCAGACCAACCCCACCACCCCCTTCCAGACAAGGGAACTCGGATACCGGAGTCGATAGGAGCAAAGGGCGGCACTGCCAAGAGCCGCACTGAGTCCTGAAGATATCCAATACACCGCGGAAGTGGAATACACCAACGCGCCGACCACTCATTTAGGAGATTAATAGCTACATAACGGGATTGAAGGGTGTCAAGGTGCTTTAAATACACACCTCGAACGTTGTGACCATAGTAATAGTCACCACCACATGACTCCCGGAATCTACCGTACGAATTAACGTACGATTTATTACCGTTAACGCGAAACCCAAGAAGTGTAAGTAACCTAATGACACGATCTGCACGATCACTCGGGCAGACAATGTCGTCACCAAACACACCCCAACGGGCCCTGCGAGCGCTCGCCAACACGGATTCATCACCGTACTGGCGAGCAACGGCTCTAACAACACAGCTAAAGATAGCGGTCTGAAGGGGGAATGTAAAACCATTCCCCATCGTACTGACCATCTCGAGCACGACTGATTTTCCATTAATTTTAGTCTCTGGGGTTCTATAGTCACAAAGGAGGTCGAAAACCCACCTGGGTAACATGTCACGACAGAGGTTTAGACTAATAGAATCGGAAGCACTTTCGAGGTCGATTGTTGCAATCGACCCGTCGATACTCCCGCGTCTAGCCAGCCGTACATTCCGCTTCGGTTGTACACTTAAATCTACACCATGAAATTCTTTCAACCGAGCTTGGATAATTTCACCAAGACCCAACTGAAAGAACATGTTTAGACTAGGTTCAGTACATATCGAGCGAGTTTGTGTAAGATCCTTTTGCACGAATGTGACAACGGATTCGCGAACAATGCTAGGCAACCCATACGTGATTAAGCGGTTAAACTCCGCGTCGCGCCAAATGGGTTGTTTTGCAGCACGTTCGGCATACTGGTAGTACACCTCGAAAGACGTGGCAGAAAGCTTGGATGAGAACAACTTCGTGTAGAAGTCATTCCCATTTGCGCCCAAGCTACTACCTGGACCACATCGACCATTTTCGAAAATTTGGTCGACCGTTGTGATCAACGGTAGCCCGCAAGGATGAAAAAAGTCGTCTATCTCCTTTCGGAAACATCCAACTAACTCTTCATCCCAGGAACTTTCAATCCTAAGCTCCCAGTCCCGGCACAGGTCATTGGACCGCCGGAACTTCTCTTCGGCTACGTTATCTGCATTTGCGCACACCCGGCCACGAAATTTCTTCGTAAGCGAGCGCAACAAAGCAAAACACGCAACACGTAGGGGAGAATCTTCATTCGGATCAACCGACGGACCTAGGTTCCCTTGGTCCGAGACACAGCCAGCCGCCTCAGGGCCTGCTGCTCCGATTTCGGTAGAAACTTCACAGCTTGGCGATATGCCACGCTGTTTTCTACGCGAAGGATCAACAGGAAATTCCGGACAAGTTCTATCCGGGCCTCTAGCAGCTGTTTTCGTGTGTTCATGAAGGTCCTCGAGCAAATATTGAGAAAGAGCGGTGATAGAAGGTATCACGTTCAAGTCTCCTTGTGGTAACTAAGAGTTAACCACCCTACAACACCAACTACTCCCTAAAGGAGCGCGTTGATGAGGGTGTCACCAAGGCCGCTACTCTGTTGGGTCATCGACCCAATAAGCAGAGAGAGAGCCGCGCGAATGTCCTCAGGCTCCACAAGATCAACACCAGCCGCGACCGAGAGGTCGGCGCGGAGGACATTGATCTGAGGATTTTGACCGACGCCGGGGCTTCCGCCCTTGCGAACGATCACTGAGTACACGTTACGCGGAGTGTTCGGCATCACACCCGTCACGGGATTCACCATCGGCGCAGATCTAATAACCTGTGGCCGACTGAAAGTAATCGTGAACGGCTTGGAAGCCCCATGCACATCGACATTGGCCTGTGTCCCGCCCAAAGCGGTAACAGCCCATTGTTTAGAGTATGCATTTGGGGGTGTGTCGGCAACCACCGTATAGGTGGGAGACGTGAGGCCCGTCTGGGCCGACCCCGTTACAGGGGTAGTAAGAGCGATGGTCATAGACCGATCTCCAATTGAAGGGTTAAGCTGACGCAGAGGGTTACTTTCGCAACCTTGCAAGAGCAGCAATGTTGAGCCACCGAGTACCAGAACCGGGAAGTCGAAAAGAGGCATCTCTGATACCAAAAGAGACGCTGTTCGCGACAGCACGGTTGTAGGTACTTCGAAGGCCGAGAGTTCCGCCGCCGGTGGCATACCCAGTAATATCCTTATAAGTCAAGCCGAAGTTGGAAACTGCCCTATCTCGATCGAACTCGACAGCCACTAAAGACTGTTCAAGTTTTTTCCAGGTATTACAGCAACCCCACGCAAGATTTATGGATCCTGAGGATATGCCGTCGATAACGTTACCAACGTTGGTAAAATAATCGACAAGAAACGAATACGGAATAAGTTCCCACACCGTGGGGAGAAAGTTGGACCAAGAGAGGCCCAACTGCTCCGGAAACGATGGAGGAGTGTTTTCCGCCTTCACAGCCCCTTTGTATGCAACCTCAACCCAGCCTACGGTTCTTATTGTCCCAAGAGAGACAGCAAGACCGTTACCCGGTAAAGAGGCACGATCGGAATCAACTTCGATAACCTCACGAGCGCTAAACTTAAGCGGCAGCAAGACCCGAAGAGGGTCAGCTGTCGCCAACTTAGCGATATCGCGAACATCACCGATTAAAGGACTCCAACCGTATACATATTCGAGCCAAGTATCCCGTAGAATTCGAGGCTTAGTCCGGGGTTTGGATCGCTTAAGACGCTTCTTAACGTCTTGATAATAGCGATCAATCCCCTGCCTTAGAGCTTTGGCAGGATTACTTATCATTTTGACAGTTTCAGCCAGTTCACCGAGGAAGACGCCACCTTGAAGGGTGGTACGCCGACTACGGTACTGCTGGACAAAACCGTCCCGCGCAGAACGATCTGCAACAGACGTGGAGTAACTTGATGGATTACCGACGACGCCCCAGGCAGAGCTGAGGCGACCGCCGATAGTATGTTCATCAAAGTCACCCCCTATTTTCTTAGTAGCCTGAGCGAAGACAACCACGTTCGCGTTCTTGAACTCTTGGAAGATGCACGCATACGGCGTAGTGGCATTTAGCCCCTGGCGTACGAGCGACCTCCAATTAGAAAGTTCGGTACCGATCCGGGAGTCGGTCCACGTATAGATGTGACGATTTGTCACATCCTGCGTGTTGACTCCGTTGGACCAGCGGCGCAAATAGTGATCTTCTTCAAAACTTTGGCTATCATTACTCATAGGGTCTCCTACAGATGGGGTTACCCCCAGAAGAGGTTAGCTTACGCCAACCTATAAGGCGCCAGAATGTCTGGC